CTTTTAGACATTGAATCTAAGGGTGGCATTACGGTAGTTGTACCGGATATCCGATTTCTAGTATCACTACAAGAAATCAATGGCGAGAGCTTCGACGACGTGACCATCGACATCAACGATGTCGGTGGACGTAACTACGTCCTCGAAAATGGCCAAAACATCCATGGCCAACAAACCGTAACGATGATGACAGAACGCCAAGAAATCATCGTACTGGATGAGCAAGTCATCCGATACGACAAGCTTGTCACGGACATTACGCAAAGTAATGCCCGCTTGCTTGGCGTTCCAAGTAACGCCATCATCAAAGCCCTCCCTTAGGACCTTTTCACGCTCAACCATAGAAAACTCATGGACAAAGCGATCAAGAAACATGTCCCGAAGGAAAGGTAAGAATCGAAATTCGTACGCGTACCCGACGCTTTTGCCAGCCATATAAGCGTGGTCAGAAACGGCGAGGTTGCGGTTAGCACGCATGTTAAACCGCCCAATGGCCTTGCCCAATAAGGGGACCGTGAGGTGCATTCCATTGGAGCGCGGTATAAACAAGCGGCTAAGAAAAGTACAGTCAGCCAGATATTTGCGTCGGAAAACCTTCGCATCCATCTGGGCGGCTGTTGCCACTCCCTCGTAAGTTTTGACAGCATATCGGGGCAAACCAGATATGCGCGCCAACATGTCGTCGCCAAGTAACAACGCACGAGAACTAGGAGCTCCAATCTCCAAAAGGAAGGTATACAATATTGCTGAGTTCCAGAAGGTGTTCCTGAAAGTGGTATCAGTGGCGCCAGTGGGCAGCTGATTGTCGATGAAAGCCAACAAGCCATGCTTGGTTGACTTCACCTGGAAATGGTTTGTACGACTGTGAAGACGAACAAACCATTCGGGGCAACCCAAACGACGCATTAACGCGATCTCAAGCAGCATTACATCGGAACACTGCTTCATATCGTTGGCTGAAAAATCACTTTCAATGAAATCACCACACTGGACATCAAAAAAATCACAATACTGATCAGGGGTTTTCTTGTAGGCAACCTTAAACCTATGCGGACCTTGCATATAAGTATACGCGTGGTCAAGACGC